GAAAGAAAATGTTGACAAATTAATAGAAAATTATAAACAAATTACAAATGATGCTACTATATCCAATTTAAAAATTCATATTAATACCGATATTCAAATCAAATCGGCAGATAAAATCAGACTGGAGCAAAATGATATAGAAAATGTAAAGAAAAATGCATATGAATTTGTTTTACTGGATAATATTCATAAACTATTGCATTCCAAAAAATACAAAGACAAAAAAAATTTTATATTAGCTTATTTTACGCTCTACAAATTATTAAAAAATAATATATCCAAAATAAACAGACACATTCTTACATTGTGTGATTTTATTATTAAAGTTTTTGAAAATGAAATTGATATTATGAATGTACTAGAGAATTCCGTTGAATTAATAGAGAAAAATAGTAATTTATTAAAGTACAATGATATGAATTTGTACGATCATCAAAAAGAAATATTTACCATTTGTAAAAATCCGCAACCGAAATTAATTTTATATATGGCTCCAACTGGTACTGGGAAAACACTTACACCAATTGGTTTATCAGAGCATTATCGGATTATATTTGTATGTGCAGCTAGACATGTAGGGTTAGCGCTAGCTCGTGCAGCAATTTCAGTAAATAAAAAGATTGCTTTTGCGTTTGGATGCGCAAGTGCAGATGATATTCGTTTACATTATTTTGCGGCAAAAGATTACAGCGTAAATAAAAGAACTGGCGGGATTCATAAGGTAGATAATTCAAATGGTGTAAACGTAGAAATTATTATAAGTGATATTAAATCCTTTATTCCAGCAATGTATTATATGAGGGCATTTAATGAAGATGAAAAGTTGATGGTATATTGGGATGAGCCTACCATATCATTAGATTATGAAGAACATAGTTTTCATTCTATTATCAAAAGTAATTGGTGTGAAAATAAAATATACAACTTTGTATTGTCCTCTGCTACATTACCAAAAGAATATGAATTGACGGAAACAATCCAAGATTTTAAATGTAAATTTTCCAATAGTGAAGTGTATAGTATTATTAGTCATGATTGTAAGAAATCTATTCCAATAATGAATAAAGATGGGTTTATTGAATTACCTCATTTCTTAAGCGAAAAATATGATGAAATTTTACAAATAGCAAAACATTGTGAAAATTATTTAACATTGTTGAGATATTTGGATTTGAATGAAGTCATTAAATTTGTTATGTTTGTGAATATGAATACAACCGAAAAATATATACCAGAAAGATATAAGGCGGAGAATTACTTTGATTCATTAAATGATATTAACATGAAAAATATTAAGATGTATTATATTCAAGTATTAAAAAATATTAAACCAAACTTATGGAGTGGGATTTATAGTGAATTTAAAAATAAACGGTTGCCTAAAATACTGGAAAATAACAGTGTGGATGTTAAAGGTAATAAAATTGCAGGCGGTGCTGCAACTGCCTTAAAACAACATAGTTTTAGTCCTGATTCTGTCAACATTCCATCTTCAACTAGTAGATCTAATTTAACTGGTCAACCTTTGAAACGAACCATGACAGACAATTCACTTACTTCTATAACTAGCAAGAGTACTACAGCAAATATAATAAAGGTCGGATCATCTGCTATTTACGTGACAACCAAAGATGCATATACGTTGACAGACGGGCCTACTATATTTATTTGTGATGATATTGAGAAAGTATCCAAATTTTGTATACAACAAGCAAATATACCAAGTTTGGTAATGGATGATTTGATGAAAAAAATTGAATATAACAATATAATAAATAAAAAAATAAATGAACTTGAAAAAGAGGTGGACTATTTAAAAGAATTAGAAGAATCTAAATTGTCATCTAATGTGGATAGCAGTGGTAAAAATAATTCAAAATCATTAAAAAATGTGAGGAAATTTAATAGAGAAGCGGATAATGTGGACAGCAATAGTAAAGGTCAAATATCTCGTTTAATAAAAGAAATAGAAACTTATAGACAGATGATTAAAAACGTAAATTTAAATGATACTTTTGTACCCAACAAACTTCATCATATCAAAAAGTGGGCAGAAGATGTTGGCGTGGATACTAGCAAAGCATTTACGAGTAATATTGACGAAACTACTATAAGTGATATTATGTTGTTGGATGGAATTGAAGATACTTGGAAAATATTGTTAATGATGGGTATAGGTGTTTTCATAACACATGAAAACATTAAATACACAGAAATAATGAAAAAATTGGCGGATGAACAAAAATTATACTTAATAATAGCCTCTAGTGATTATATATATGGTACTAATTATCAGTTTTGCCATGGTTATATTAGTAAAGGAATGAAATTGACTCAAGAGAAAATTATTCAGGCAATGGGTCGCATTGGACGAAATAATATTCAACAAACCTATTCACTTAGGTTTAGAGATGATGAACAAATTATGAAGATATTTACAGCACATTCGGAGAAGCCTGAAATTATTAATATGAATTTATTGTTTAACAGCAATAAAGTCATTTGGAAGGATGGTCAGTATGTGGAAGAGGACTGTCAGGAGGTGTCAGGTTGTAATAATTAAAGGTGAATATTTGTTTAACTAATACAAGATAGTTTATTGCCTAATTCTGTAAAAATATGATTATTATAAGGTATTTTTTTTCTAATGCTTTTGTCAATGTTTAACATTATTATTTATTTATTGTGACCTCCTCTGGTTTCTTTTTTTGCTCCCGAAGATTCGGGAGTAAATTTTTGCTCACCCGGTTGGGTAAGCAAAAATTTAACTTATATATTGTTTTTTGCTTTAATAATTAAAATGCATTAATTAATTATTAAATATTTTTATAATTTTACAAATATAAAATGTTTGACACGATAAATCGTAACAAACTGCTTAATTGGAATAGGCAAGACCTCCCATTCCTGACATAATTCTTAGCCATTATGTATGCCATTAAGTTTCCCTAATGGATTGGACTGTATCTTAAGCCAGTTCAGATTGATTAAATCTTCATTACTGACCAACACCCGTTCAGTCTCTGACGCCCTACCATTTCCTATCATAACGGATTTAGGTAGTAAGCATGCGGATTGCCCAATCCTTCTAACTATTACCATACCAGAGTTAAATCTCTGCCACATAAACCTTTCGGAATTATGCTTGGTGTAGAAGGCTCTAAGGGGTTCCCCGAACAACAAGGTGTTTTGCAAAATTGAATGTAGTCAAAAACAAACAATTTCACTAGCTACTAGCATATTTTGTGAGTGCTTAACTATTTTTTCCAAAGACAAGAGCTCACATTGTCTTTGTAGGTAGCTTTTCAACGCACTAAGAATTTTTACGTTGTAGTTGGTGGCATAAACTCTGACTTTGGCAGTCTTGGTTCCTTCAACAGTTGCGTTGGAAAGAACTAATTGAAGAGTTGCGTTATCAATTCTGGAGAAGTTGCAAGTGCCCGAGGGTTGATGTTCCTCAGGTCTCAATGCAAAGGAATAAACGTTAATACCTTCATCAGGGTTTCTGGTGTGTGATTGGTATGGTTGGACCCATGAGAAGTATGAACCTTCACGCTCTGAGAATCTGTCTTGACCGTTAAGTTGTAACTTGGCAGTTACGACTGGGTTAAGACCCCAACAGTGCATGTCCAATGAGGTTTCAGTAAGAACGAATGTTCCAGCATCAGAGACAGTGGATTCAGCTGATCTGCTACTTCCAATGGTAGGAGCAGCAGCTAATCCGTTAGGATAAGAAAGGTGTGGTCCGCCCATGTTTGGTTCATTGTATGGATCATTAGGTCCGTTCCAGTATCCAGTGAAGTTACTTGGAATGTATGCATCTTCAGCTCCAGCATCATTGAATAATCCGTTGACATCAATGTAGTTTGCAGCATGGTCACCAATGGATGCAGGTCCTCCGAAAGCATGGATAGCATTTGGAAGAGCATCAATAGCATCAGTGTAGTTGAATGGTTGAGCACCTAATACCTTGAAAAGAAGAGCATCACAGACAAGGGATGAGCAGTAATCAACGTTTTGATCAGGTTGGACAACCCAGATCAATTCCTTGACAGGGTGGTTGAAGTTAAGTTTGATTTTGTTGGATGAGGAACCAACTGATTCATCACCAGTGAATTGAAGTTGAGTGATCAAGTATTCGTGAGGGTTTTGTGCCATTCTTCTGCGTTCATCAGTATCAAGGAAAACGTAATCAACGTAAAGTGATGCAGCAACTAAAGATTGGTTGTATGCAATGGTTGCAGGTACAGGTCTTCCACTTGAGTATTGACCAGCAGAACCAGTGTATGGACTGGTGTTGCAGTTAAGGGTAGTGACTGCCCATAAGCATTCATCAATAGGACGAATATCAAGGTTGATTTTGACTTCGTGGTATTGAAGAGCAATCAATGGAAGTGCAAGTCCAGGGTTGGTACAGAACCAGAATTGAAGAGGAACGTATAAGGTGGTTTCAGGAAGAGCATTACGAGGAGCACAAACTTGACGAGGAGCTAATGAATCACAAGGTCCATCAACATCAGCGAAGGAAGGATCAGTGATGAAGGTAAGTTGGGTGGTGTTACCAATCATCTTGAAGTATCCGCGTTGTTGTTCAGAAGTCATAGTAAGTTGGTTCCAGATGTGCATCCAGTCACCATATTGACGGTCAATTCTTTGACCTCCAATTTCAA